GTAGGCGAGTAGGGGAGTCTATTTCTTGTTTGGTTGTTGATGTGGCAGGTGCGGAATCTAATTTACCTGAAGACTTGGAGTTAAACACCCCTTATATGATAACCTCGTTATCAGCAGCCGAAGGGTTAGGGATAACTTCAGAATGGGCGGAAGGTGACGGAGCGAAGACTATGCTATACCAACACATCAGCGAGTTTTACGGTGCAGCTTCGACAGGGACTAAGTTATGGATTGTCCTCGTTCAAACGACGGCAAGCATAAACTTCTCTACTGCAAGTTTCTATACAGCATTACAGCCGGTAATATTCAAGACTATCTCAGGTAGTTATAAGAACAGACCTCGTGCAATAGGATTCTGCCAATCTAAAGGGACATTGCCCGCTCCTGAATATGGTGGCGGCGTGAACAATGAGACAGACCAAAAAGCACTCAATCAGATACAGACATTCTTGACTAACATGTTTGAATTGGGCATCAGAATGGTTGGTGTATTTGACGGAGCGTATATCAAGCAGGGGACTTTTAGCAGCGCAACAGAGATAGCTAAACTTATGGATTGCTCGGCTATGAGTTATCCAAGTGTAGCATATTGCGTTACCGGTTCTTCTCCTAACGGGTTGTCTTCTGTAGGGCGTGTATTGGGAGTAAGAGCCAGCCGGAGCATAGCTGCATCTATCGGGAATGTAGCTTTGGGTTCTGTAGCTACGGAAGAATATTTTACGGATAGTGATTTGGCTTCTGTAGACAGCAATCCAAAAACTGGTACACCCGTAAACGGGTATGACGTCACTCTCGCGAATCTGGTAGCCCCATTAGGATATATATTTACCCGTAACAGGTTAGGTATAGAGGGGTTATATTACAACGACGGGGCGACATGCAACGCCACTACTATGGCATTAAACAAGATAGAAAGAGTTGCTGTCGGCAATGCAGTTTGCGATGATGCCCAACAGTTCCTTACCTATTATATCAACCAGAATATCCCTTGTGATTCTTCAGGTCAGATATTACAGGCTTTTAAGAGTTCAGCTATATCACAATTTACAGCCCAATATATCACTCCGAGAATAAACGCTGGGCAAGCTGGGGCGATAGATTTCGACTTCAAGGCTAAGGATGATAATTACATACAATCCGAAGCTTTGGAAGTGACTATAAGTATAGTACCGAACCCTGCAATGCGTGAAGCCTTTGTAACAACATTCTTTGTAACTTCAATTTCTTAAAATTATGGCAGACCAATCGGGACTAATAATATCAAGTGCTGACGTCCAAGTTTGGGTAAACTTAGGAAATGGAGCAATTATACAATTGTTCACAGCGCAGAATTTTTCGGGAAGTATAGAAAAGTCGGTAAATGAGATTTACGCAATAAGTTCTGAAACTCCTATTTCCGTAAAAGGTATAAACAAAGCCTATTCAGGTTCTTTTGTTATACAATCAGGAGAATGGAACAGGTTAATAAACAGTTATAACGGGATAGCAACTACGTTGAGACCGTCATTAACTGATATTCCTGAAGGGCTTACCGTTACTATCATGTTCAGCAACAGGGCGGATTTAACCCCGACTGATACGACTTTGACCTATACAGGAGTACAATTTAGCAATGATTCTTTCGAGGTCAATGCTAATGACCCTCAGACTTTAGTAACCTTGAATTTCAGGGCAACAGAACTTACAAGACAAGTTACACCAATAGCTATTTAATCAGATAGGGGATTATTCCCCTATCTCCTTTTTACATTTAAAACTATCAACACATGAGCACATTTAAAGTTTCAAATTTCACATTTGTAGAGAAATTACCGGACAAAAAAGGGATATTCGAGGAAATAGAAGTAACAGAAGACGTGGAATTAAGACATGCAGAGCGTACACGTTTGGAAGATTCAATTTTCATTACTTCTTTGTTGGATAATTCGGATACGACAGCAGAGCGAAAAATAAACGACGCGATAAAATACGTTAATATATTTGTCGTTGACAAGACTTTAGCAAAAAGGATTTCAAGTGACGGGATTGCATGTCTGTCTCTGTTCTCTTCAGAACAAGTACAGGAGGATTTGATAAATTTTATCAATCGGGCAGGGAAAACCCTAAATATGCAGATGCCCGAGCAGAAATAGAATATAAATTAACACAATATAGCAAGACAGACCCGCTTTTGGTAAAAAAAGCATTAGTATCACATTTTTTCCATATTCCTATTAATAAGGTAACGGAATCATTAACTTTGGAAGAGATAGAGAAGTATCATTGTCTTGCATTATGGATAATGGACAATGTAAATTTTGCACCATTTAAAATTGACAAAAAGAAATAAGCTATGCCTAATATCTATCAAATAGAGCTTAATCTAAAGGGAGACCTAAATGCTAAACTGGACGATGCTATAAAGAAAGCCCAGAACTTAAAAAGTATAACAAACAATATAGGCGGTAGGGGAGGTAGCTTTAATAATCCGGCAGGAGGGAGAAGATATAACCCTTATCCTCATATCCCAGAAGAACGCATGAATTTATGGCGGAGGATGAATTATGCTGCATATCGTTCTCCGTTTGCAAATAATCGCCATTTACTAAGGAATATAGATAGATATTATCAGGCAAGACAAAGATTTCAAAATAATTTTATTGCAAATTCATTTACTTACTCAGGTTGGCAAAGGAATTTAGGGAACTTTGCTAACCTGATAGGTTCTGTAGGTAAAGCTGCATTACAGGCTATTCCGGCATTAAAATCTGTCATTGGGACGTTAGGAGGGATTGTCGGGTTAAAAGCGGTGTCTATAGCCGGAGGCGGATTATTGTACCGTTGGGGTAGGAATAATCTCATGAGTGAACAAACCTCACAAGCGATATCGAATGTCTCGCAATATAATATGGCAAGATTAGCACAAGGGAGCGGATATAATGAGATGTTCCGTAATGCTACAGACATTGTTACGCAAACAGGAGGTTCCAGAGCCGGATTAGTTTCTTTGATGAATACAATGACGGGATTAACTGTAGGAGATACAAAATTATCGTCAAGAGATGCCCAATGGTTCGGACAATTAGCAGCTAAGATTTCTGCTGTTTCAGGCAGAGATTTGCAGATAGTCGGGTTGAACTTGCAACAATTACTTACTACTTGGCAGGGTATAGACATGAAAGAACTTTTCAAGTCAGTGCCTTTAATCGAGAAGTATGTTTTTGACCTTAGAGCGCAATCAAAGAATAAAGGAGAAGATATATATTCGTTTATTAGAGAAAATCCCCAAGCTTTAATAAAGGCATTTGAAAAATTTATAGGACAATTTGAATTGCCCAGAGCGGGGGTATTGAAAGGTCGTGTTCAATTATCTGAAGAAAATTTAGAGGCTGATAAATTAGAGTATTTAGAAGACTTTTATGAAGATATAGCAAACACAAGTATACATATAAACGAATCATTATCTAAGCTGTACAAGATATTCGGAGAGGGGTATGATGGTTCAATATTTCAAAAGGCTATATCTGCTTTCGATTCCTTTATTTCCGGTATTATAGACGTAGGAACTAAAATAATAAACTGGATAAATGAACATCCTACTATTAGCTCTTTTATAGGAGGATTTAGTTCAGGCGCATTAGTGGGTTCATCTGCTGGCCCGATAGGGTCTGTTGTCGGTGGGCTTGCATCAGGGGCTACGGCTGCATTGTGGTCTAAAGTGCCAGAATATAATTTGACGAAAGAGCAAGCTATTAATAAGCTAAAAGGCACGATTCTTAGGACGAATTATTTATATAGAGAGCCTTCAGATGATAAATTATATAAATCCGGTTATTTAACATCAGCTGTAAAAGATATAAAATTAAGTGCTGATGATATAGAAAACCTTTTCAATAATCTTAATAATTTAGGGACAAAGGAGGCAAAAGATTTAATAAAGAGATTAAGATATTATACCCCTGATTTGACAGCGTTATCACGGGCATTTGAATTAACTTCAAAAGAGTTTATTCCTGCTCCTACAGTATCTCCAGTTAAAGATGAGACGGGTCGTATGAAAGATTTATCAAAGGGAAGTAAATCTCTGATTATAAATTTCAACAAGTCCATAGTAGACATGGACAACCACATAAATACTACCGACCCATCAACAATAATGAGGGAAATAGAGGATTATGTATCACAGGCAATAGCGAGAGGTTTAAATATAGCGTTTAACCAAGCAACACCGTTAACATGACAAAAGAGAATGATTATAAAACGAGTTCAGGGTCTGAATTACAAGATAAATTCAGAAATACCGTATCTATCCCGCAAAATATAAGGGGAGAGCTTGCAAAAGCGGGGGATACGATAAGAGATGCGGAGCAAACGGCAGCTACGGCATTAGCCCTTACATTTTCTTCTGTAGGAATCGTAAAATCAGTGATACCGATATCATCAGAAGGAGGTTATATCAATGGGATAGGGAATAAGGTTAAGAGTTCATTGATAAACCAAAAAACCAGATATTCCGCTTCAAGCGCGAACGCGAAGGACAATCTTATTTCCGTGACAAATGAGAATGACTATATTTTCAGGATAAGCGATTATTATTTGCCGTTATCTTACAGCTTATCTATAAACGCATCAAAAAATATTGTCAAAAGCCAATTGGTAGACGGGTCGGCAATATATGAAATGACTTCATACAATCCCGCGGAGATAATATTAAGAATAAAACTTGAAAGGAAGCCTATAAACGACAATGGGAGGTATGACCCTATGTCTTTCCGGCAGAATCAAGGCGCAATGGCTGGCGATATAGTCAAATTTGCGACAGTTATAAATGATTTGTATAAAAACAAATCGGTATTCGCCATATATAATAATTTCACGAATAAAGAGGTAGGGATACAGTTCGTCGTATTGGCGAGATATACTATAGACCCACAAGAAGGGTCTACAGTTACCAATATTACCCTTAATTTGCTTGAAGTAGATTTAACGCGTCAAACATTATTTGTAGAAAAACAATGAAATGTTATTGTAATTTTTTCAGGTGTGGTAATGAAGTCTGGATAGAAGGGAAAAAGATATTGAACTTTGTTTCTTTTGTATCCGAAAACACCGTTATGAAGCTGGCGGAAACAGCGGAAATAACGTTACCTTTTTATTCTATTGCCTATTTGAAAGGAGATGAAATAATTACTGGTTCTAAAATTGATGTAGAAGGGCTTAATATAAAAATAGGTGCTCATATACAAGTATATGCATATTACCATAATATCAATTACGGGGAACAGGTAAACATAAATTTCGAGAATGACCCAGAAGCGGGGAAAATGCTCGTATTTGACGGGTTTATAAAGAAAATAAAATCAGGGTTCCCGACTACTCTTGTATGTGAGGACAAATGTTTTATTTTGAGATTTGGAGTCGTAAATAAGGATTGGACACAAGAGACCTCGATATATGAAGGGTTGAAAGTCTGTTGCGATGTAGGAAATGAGGCATTCAAGAAATACCGTTCGGATAACAATCTTACAGGGGATTATGAAGAAATTTCCGTAGCCGATTATACCGCTACTTCGACATTCAACGAAAAATTATGGCAGGGAGTCAGCCCCTTTGAAGCAGCACAGATGTTAATGCGTAAATTCGGCATTTATACGGGCATTGACCCAGAAGGGAAATTATTTATGGGAACGGGATTAAAATACACCCAGAAAAAAACCATAAAATTAGACACTTCTGTAAATGTAATAGAGCGAGATGTATCTCCTAAAAACGGGAAATTCGAGAATTATTATGTTACGGTAAACGGCTATGTAAACGGCAAGCGTACGACAATAAATGTAGGGAATAAAGGGGATGGCAGACCTATCCGATTGAATTGCAGTTCTATACAGACACAAGAAGGATTGGAAGAATTCGCAAATAATGCCTATCAAGGATTAAAGGGGGAATATAATAGCGGGACAATAACGACGTTGCTATATCCTCGCATAGATTTGTTCGACTATGTAAATTTCACTGACACATTATTCCCTGAAAACAGTGCGAATCTGTATGTATTAGGGATAAGAAGGGAATTCAACGAAAACGGATATCATGTTTCATCAAAATTGACAAATGAAGAATGGATGTTTTAAGTTATAGAAAAAGCTCCAAGTTCGATTCTGCAATGCAGGAATTAGGGGATAATTTAAGGAACGTGTTGAAAAGCTATTCTTCAGTATCTTTAGTATATGGTGAAGTTACTGGAGTAAATATGGAAGAGCTGACATTTGATGTCGTGTCGGACGATGATAACCAAATGTTCAATATCCCTCTTTCCATTATCCCCCATGATTCTACTTCCGTGATACAAATTCCAGAAATAGGCAGCAATTGTGTATTGGGGTTCGTGCAAGGGGATTCTTCCCTATAAAGTTCTCTAAAGTGCAGTCAGTATCTGTACAGTTCGAGATGTTAGAAGATAGCCAAAAGCAGCTCCTTACAATGGATAAGGAGGGTATAACATATACAAATACGACTGACAACGCGAAATTAGATATAAAAGTAGGGGAAACTTCAATAGAGATGCAGGGCAAAATAGTCAAGGTAAATGGCGGGGAGAGTCCCATGATATATATCGAGAAGTTGGAAGCGAAGTTGAACGAGTTTGTAAAAGCATTCAATAGCCATACTCATACCATACCAACAATAACGACATCTGTTCAGGTGGATACAACCTCTGGAAAGGGATTTGGAGAAGCTTCTAATGTAGGAGTCCCCGCACCGAGTTCAAAGGCAAAAGATTTCAATCAGGAAGATTTTCAGGACGAAACGTTTACACATTAAATTTTTAATTATTATATTAGGGGTGAAATTTCTGTCATATGCAAGATTTTAAATTTGATATAGAAAATAATGATATCGTATTTGATACGGATATGGTTATTATAGATTCATGTAGCGTACAGAATGGAACATTAATCTTCATGAAAAGCGTAGCCAGCATAGATAATCCAAGTATCGGAGTAGGGTTTCAGGAAGTCGCTATAAACGTGAATCAGAACGAAGCTACAGAATTAGCTACACGAGCCGAGAATCAAATATTAAATGACGGTGGGCGTATAGCAGAAATTTCCGTACAAGAGACGGAGGAATCTGGAGTATATGAATATGAGTTGCAAGTAGTATATAATTCAGAATACAGGCAATATGGCATACAAAGTTAAATATGGAGATACGATTTTTGATGTTTTGTTGAACGTTTGCGGAGATTATTCGCAGATAGACGAAATATTATCCTTAAACGGGCTGTTGTCTTATACTCCACAACTGACAGTAGGTCAAGAATTGGATGTAGAAGGGCTTCAAACTTCAAACAATGCCACATTGATAAGAGCATCTGAATTCCCGTATAATTCAAATCTTTTATCGGATGAAGAATTTGAAAAACAATTGGAACAGATATTAGATTCGATAGAAGGCGGATATTATTTGGAAGTGCAACCGTCATTTACTACGGTTCCTCAAAATGGGGACAAGCAATATGTAAATATATATACAAACTCAACTTTTAATGTTTTATAATTATGGCAATATCAAAAGGGCATGTAATATTAGACCCGTCATCAGGTAGTGGGGATACCCAATTAACCCTAAAAGCAGAATCGGCAAATGTAGGTAATCGTGAAATAGTAAAATCAGTTTTTACTATTACAGCGGCAGGTGTTTCACCGAATAAAACGATAACAGCAAATTTAGCTGCTGCACCGGAGTTTATCACTTTAGAACAAGCAGGTACAGGAGTAACAGTTCCTGCCACAGCTGGTAAAGTTACAATAACAGGAGTATCTAACAGCCCTAAGTTAGAATTCAGTGTAGAGGGCGGTGATATTGTTGAAGAAGACTTAGGAGACAAACAATTTACAGCAGACGGAGACATAACCTCAACTAATGGTATGCCCATTTTAGGAGACCCAGGGGCTGACCACAAGTACGAATTCTCAATAGAGATTAATTATGTGTTGAATGATACTGTAGAGTCAAGGACACAGGTGTTTACTATTCAAGGCTCATCAGAATCAACAAAACAGACATTAACGATTACACAGAGTGCAGGTGCTGCAAGATTGGAAGTTTCCCCAGCAGAGATTACAGTTCCACAAAACGGTTCGGCAGTCAATGTACAAGTTACAACCAACACGACATTTACTATATCTTAACATTATGTTTGTCCCTCTCATGCATGCAAAAATATGTTAATTCGTGGGGGGGGCAATTTAAAGTTTTGTATATATGGCTATAATTAGAAAACAAAAAAAGTGGTCTGACGGTATAGGATATTTTTATGTAGCCTATGACCCTGAAAAAAAATCTCAAAGCGTAGAGATTACTTCAGATATAAATGCTACATTTGAGCAAAGAGACCAAGAAGTAATATTCCAAACTACTGTAGGAGATAAACAAGATACTTTATATTTGGTTCAAAAAAGCGAAAATTGCAAAGTAGCTTATTATCATTCTACGGGGATGGGAGATATAAGGGCGGTATATAGCATGAACGGGAAAGAAGTATTAGGAGTATTTAAATCTTAAATATATGGCAGTACAATATGTAGACATAACATCATTATCAGAATATACAGAGAGCGATTTAAATGGGAATGAGCCTATACAAGTCTCCGCCTCTGCATTTACGACTGTGAATGCTATAAATGAGTGGGGAGAAACAAAATTCGGGGGTAGACCTGCTATGTTGAAAATGCCTAACTCATTTATAAATCTTAATAATGGTTCTTCTTCAGCAGCTATATCCAATGTAATTAATTCTGTCTCTTCTGGATGGACTGATTTTGTATCTAAAGTAAGCTCGGCTAATATTGTATATAGTCGTTCAGGTCTAGCAGCATTAAACGATTACAGAATATTTGTAGCGACAATAACGTCCAACTTGACAAATACAGTTAGTTTTGTCGATGTGTCTAATAACACTATTACATTAAGAGTTATTACATATAATTCGTCAAATAGTACCTATACTTTCAAATTGACGAGTTATAATGTAGATACTATTAAAGATAGTATACCGACAGGCTCATTTAAATATCAAACCTCTAATGTTTTCGACTATCCAAAGCCAGGCGATTATATATTAGGAGTTTATTCGAATCCTACGGCCGTAATTAATTTAAGGGCTTCAGATTTTTTGATAGACAATAACCATACATGTAAAGTAGTAGTACCATACAATACTATAAAAGTACAAGTTGTGACGGATAACGGTATTCCCCCGTTAATGACAGATTTGGCATTTGAGCCTTCCGATTTCGGTGCAAATATCAACGATAGGATAGTTTATACTATTACGGCTTTTGCGTCACATAACAATCCGTCAGCAAGCCAAGTTTGGTTTTTTATAGATGCAGAGTTATATAGATTAAGAACGGAGTAATTATGGAAGATTTAAGACAACAAATAATAATAGCTATACAGTCTTTATTCCAGAACGTAAACACTTCTGCTTCTGCTATATGGATGCGTCTTGTAGACGCTCTTTCTACTATATCCAATATAGTAGCCAATGAGATACTATTTTCAGAAGATAATATAGCCAATACAGCTCGGAGTTTAAGAGTAACACGTAAAGATTATTATCTGGATAAGGCTTTATATTTCCAATATGGGGATAATCTGGTAATTTTGGATAATGATACTAAAGAAATGGGGTATAATCCTATAAATGAGAATAACAGGATTATAAAGCAGGCTACAGTATCGACGTCTGAAGGAGGTATAATATTAAATGTAGCTACTACCGACAATACAGGCAATCTAACTCCTTTGAGTTCAGACCAGCTTACGGCATTCAAAGATTACTACGAAAATTTTATACCATTGGGATTCAATCTATTCATACAGAGCCGAGAACCGGATATATTAACATTCCCTGAAGGCATGACAGTGTATTACAGTGCCGACAATTCTCTTGCACAGGTGAAAAGTGATATAGAATCCATGAAAACGACTATACAACAGAATATAGTGTTAGGCGCTCCATTGTTCATAAACGATTTAGAAAAATCCTTCCAAGAAGTATCAGGAGTTGAAGCAGCATATATCCCTGACGTTGTTTCTACAAATGGTTCACTGACATATAATGCGGAAAATGGAAGGATAAAATTAGTATCAGGATATTTTAATTTTGCGGAGGATTTAAATATTAGCTATGTTCCCGTTTAGAGAAATAAATATACCTAAACTTATTTACCAGATAAACAGACCTAATTATATGGTAAATAATGAATACAGGTTGAACAACTTCTATAAGCTGTTGTTATGTTTGTTATATCCTTTTATCTTACTATGGAACGAATATAATACAAAAAGGCAACGGGCATATAAAATCGCTGCCTGCCAATATGGGAAGCAACAAGTAATAGATATTCTTAATGACCTATACGACCCTGACGGGAGGCATATAGAGGCTATAAATATCACTTCAAATAAAGTATATCTATATCCTTCAGATTATGAAGCTGGCGAAAAAGTATATTGGAGCGATAAAGACTATACGACTGGGGGAAAGTCATATTTATATATTTCATCTTTGGCAACAGGAGTAATTATAAATTACCCGTCTTATTTAGAAGAAAATAAAGATACATTTTCAGAATTTACTCAAACTGTAGATTCATTAATAATATGGGGGATAAAATATAAACTAAAATCAGTACAATATGCTCAAAGACACAATATTATCATATATAAACGATGATGGAAATCTTGTTTATATAAATGACTTAGTAAGCGCATTTGATAACTGGCAAAGCGCATTAGGGATATTTTTAGGGGCAAGTAATTACAAATTCATTGATATTAGTATGTCTAATGAGATGGATTCGGCTACTTTTACTTCTGGGACTACCCAGCTTATATTTAAAACCTCTTCATCTCTACCGTCATTAGCTACAGGGACTATAATAATTGCGACCTGCAATAAAACATTTACTGTTGCAGAACAAAATAGAGCGACTGTATATGTATGGTTAAGCGATGTAGAACAACGTTCGTCAGAAAAAGGGCAAGAATATACAGCTATAAAAAGAGCATTATTTAGCAATACTCAACCTACAGGAATATCCGAAGTGGCTACAATCGACTTAACATGGGCTGTAGGTATGGACGGGTATTCATTCTATCACACATATGATTGGCGGGCGAATCTGGTATTACCGTCAAGTATAGGTTTATCAGACATAGCAAATGGGGCTGTAGGAACCCTAAAGATTGCTGACGGAGCCGTCACTTCTGAAAAGATAGCTGACGGTACTATTTCGACTCCAGATATAGCGAACGGAGCCGTCACCTCGGATAAAATAGGGGATTATCAAGTAACAGAACGGAACATTGGATTAGGCTCAATATCTAATGACGCACTACAATCCGGTTCAGTATCAAATGAAAAAATTATAGATTATAGCATAGACTCCTCGAAAATTGCTGCACTTGCCGTTACTGATGATAAACTTAACCTGACTCCTTATTTCTTAGGCGAATATGCAATATACGCAAATTCATCCCAATTAGAGAAAACTGATGATGCGATAAATAATAAAACATTATTTGAAACGCCAAATATTCCTAATGGCGGGACATTTGGAGGCTCAAATAATCCACAAATGTCTTTAAATTTTTCTGGAGCAAAAATACAATCAGTAATAGTAAGCGCATATAATTTACCTGATATTAATACCCAAATATTTCCTAAAGTTCAATATAATTATGGGGCTAATTCTGTTACAATTTTTGCAGATAGTATATCACAACCTTATAATGTTATATTTAATGTGATTGTATTTTTAATGAAATAATATTATGGAAAATCAGGCGGGAGGATTTCAGGGATTTTTAGGTAGTTTATTTGCTGTAGTAATAAGCTACATAGCCCCTATATATGATTATGTTATAATTATCGCTTATATATTCTTGATAAACTTTATAATAGGATTGATAGAAGATATCATTGTAAAACAGAAAACGTTTAAATGCAAAAAGTTTTACTTCTGCTTATGTGAGATGTTAGTGTTTTATCTTTTAGTAGGGAGCGTTTATTTTATAGGTAATAAATTCCATAACAAAGAAATGGCGTTACAGTGCATATCGGCAATTGTAGCAATCGTCACGTATTTTTATTCATTGAACATACTGACTAACATAAAATCATTGCTTCCGAATAATAGGGCAATATCTTTTATACATTATATAGTAAGCTTTGAGATAGTAAAGAAAATACCATATTTTAAAGAATTTGAAACACATGAAGCATCTGAATCAAATAGGAGCAAAGGGGCTTAACCTTATAAAGGAATTTGAGGGGTTAAGACTGGTTGCATATAAGTGTCCAGCCGGAGTATGGACTATCGGGTATGGGCATACATATAATGTAAAAGAAGGCGATGTAATAACAGAGGCTAAAGCAACGGAATTTCTTTTAGATGATATTTCTAATGCTGTAGATATAGTATCCGGCTCAACTATGGATGTGGAATTGACACAAAACCAGTTTGACGCATTAGTCTCTTTTACTTATAATGTCGGGGTGAAGAACTTTTCGGATTCTACACTTTTGCGTAAAGTGAAATTAAATCCGAATGACCCTACTATCGCTAATGAGTTCAAGAAATGGATATATGCGGGGAAAGAAGTGCTTTCAGGACTTGTAAGGAGAAGGAAGGCAGAATCTGAATTATATTTTAAGAAATGAGAAAATTTGGGGTGTTATTGGTTCTCTCGCTCTTTCTGTCCTTTGCTTGTGGCTATGTCATAGGCAAACATGCCAATACACCCCAAATAGAGGCTCATACAGACACTTTCGTGATAACGAGGGTAGATACTATCATTGACACGCTTTTGATTCCAAAATACATCAAAATAAAGGAGACTATCAGGGACACGTTGTATGTTCCTGAACTTTCTAAGCCGGCAGAAGTAGAAATACCGATATCCGAATACTGTTTTGAAGATTCTACATATTCAATATGTATGACCGGATATAAGGTAAAGGCTAAAAAGATAGAGGTTTATTCTCCAGTCAAGTATTTAACCATAACAAAAACTGAAACGCATATTAAAAAAAAGAAAAGCCGCTTCAGCTTAGGATTGCAGGCAGGATATGGTTACGCCATTTCTTGTAATAAATTTTCTCCATATCTCGGTTTTGGTGCACAATGGAATTTTCTAACATTTTAGTGTGTTGGTAGTATAGAGGATAGAAATATTCTCATGCTATTAAAAAAAAGGCGGCAACTTTCGTTGTAGCCTTTTCTACATTATCATTTAATATGAAAAAAATTAAGTGGTGACAACTATTTTCACAAACCGTTGTAGATACATACGAATATTAAACACTATGCAAATATATAAAAACTCCCCGAATTTCACAATTTGGGGAGCCTCATTTGCCAATTTTTCTGTTTTCCGAAATGCTGTACTTAATGATATGTACAAATATATAAAAAATCCCGTCTATTTTCACAAACAAACGGGAATCAATTACAAAAATATGAATAATAAAGAGAATTATATGTTTAACTAAAACTAAGTCTGGTAGATTGAATTAAGAAGAATAGGTATTTGTCTCTTATTTTTCTTGTTATTTTAACCATTAAATCTGCCGTTGTATCGTCAAATTGGTTGAAGTTATCATTTATATAATCATATATCTTTTGCAATTCTGATATAGTATCCTTTAGCATCATTTCAAGAGAAGGAATAAATTTAATAGGCTCTATAAAGGAAAATTTTAAATATTGTTCAAAATTATAGGGCGGTATCCCTCCGGTTACTACAGTGCTTTCCGCAATTTCATCTACAAAATCTATTAGTTTTTCGTTTATTTCGTCAAAATACGGATGATAAGTCATAAAGTCGTGCCCTACCATAGTCCAGTGACGGGCTTTAATATTCTCAGCGCATATTTTTAATGACGCTTGTATAATATTTAAAATTTCCTCTGTTTCCATGATTTATATTTTAAAAAGGACAATCATCATTATTATTATTTCGACTATTATTGTTTTGTTGTGTCTCTGTTTTATTTGTTTTTATTTCAACTCCTTTACCGCAGAATATTTTAGGTTGATTTGACAATCTTTCTTCTGCATTTTGATTTATGTAAACTGTAATGTCACTTCCGTAAGGGTCTGGCTGTTTACGTTTACATGCACATAGCTTAACAACATTGGCTTCATTCCCATTTTTCCGCAGGAAATTTTTTATTTTATCCGAGGGGATTTGGCTCAAATCTATTTCAATAACAATCATTTCCATACACAAATATATTAAATTTTATAATTCAACGTATATTTCTCGTTCATTTTCTTGTTTATCCGAGTTGTATAAATCCGCTAACTCTTTTAAGTTATCAGGACTTATAATAAATAAACATCCCTTTTTGTTTTTTTCCTTTATAGCTACAAGAGGTATTTTCCCCTCTTTCTTAGCTTTTTTAGAAGTATCATCAAATAATCTCCATATCGAAAACGATTCACGTAGTTTGCATTCTATGTAAATATCAGGGTGCATAGAATCGGAGTGAGTATTATGCCCTGAATTGCTACCTGAAAGGGGGACTCTTTTAGTCCCAAAAATGGCTGCTACTGCTGCCTCGAATCTTTGCCATGTTCTTTTACTTGTTGCCATATTATTTTATTTTGAATAAATCTACTCTGTCACATAGAAATATTGTATCATTTCCGACCTTTGTATTATCTATGATTTCTTGATAATGTTCTTTATGTTTAGATATATACCTTTGCGGGAAAGGAATCCATTTGTAGCCTCTGTAGTTTTTGAAACAATCCACTATTGTGGGTTGAGGTCTATTGTCTGAATCTATATGTTCCCACGAAGATTTTTTTATAAGTTGCCAAATAATATTATCGCAATGTTTAAAAATAGGGTATATCTGTTCCCTAAATAGTCTCGACAAATTATAATCATCTATTATATTATTATTAAATGTATCGTCGTACACAAACCTAATATAGATTGTTTCTGTTTCTTTTACAGATGCCAAAATAGATAAAAGGAAAACAGTCTGATTTGCTGGGGTAGTGTATTCTACCAGCCCGTGACAATTTAAAAACAGTTCTAATTCTTTATCATATCTTATTCTGAAGTCAAAGTATCTTACCCCATACTCAAATTGTTTTTTTATAGGCAATTTTTGGCATTTTGACGTAAAGTTAATCAGCTTCATCCACCATTTGCGTGGTCTCATATATGTGTTTGCGTTGTGCGCTCCGAGTATCTTTTTCATAATTGCTCTATCGTGTTATAACTACATAATATTTCAAAATAATTTTTCTTCCTGTATTTTTTAAATCTTTCTTCTGTCTTGAAAAGGTTGGTTAACGTTTTATCTCCTGAAAAATATTCTTTCTCAGTTATATTTTCATACTCCGAGAATTCTTTAATACAATACATGGCTCTTGCCTGATTAGCAATATATCTATTTTTAGCAAATAATCTATGTTTGCGCCCTAAGAAGAAGAAATAAAATACCTTTTTCATTATAAGTCATTTTTTAATGTCATTTCTCCTAAAAAAGGAGTGAACTCGCTTTTATCCCATTTTTCACTATATATACCAACTACAAAATTATCAGTTTCTGTATAACATATAGCTCCTTTTAGATAATCACCATTATCTAAAGCTATAATCATAATACCTAATTTTGGGCTCCACATTAAAAGCGGGTAATCTTCCCAAGTAAGGTTAATCTTTTTTATTTGTTCCTTAATCATATCATTATTTGCTTTTGTTTTTTAATATTACTTCATCTTCAAAAGGACAAAATTGGGATTTTTCCCAATATTCGTAGTATTCCCCAATTGGATGTTCTGGGTTATCAGAACTGACTACAGTTCCCTTTAAATAATCACCATTTTCTAAGGTTATAATAATAACATTTAAATCTGGATTAAACGCTAAAATAGGGAATTCTTCCCAAGATATGTCCGCGCGATTTACTCTTGTCTGTATCATTTTCTTATATTTTTATATGTTTGACAATACTACTTTATCGCTGGAAATAGTGAAATTATATGCAAACCACTCTTCGCCGTAATATCCAATTTTATACTCTTTTCGTGTTGAAAAATATACTGTTCCATATAAATATGCTCCGACTTTAGTAGCAATCAAAATAAGAGATTTATCTCCGTTTGTATACAATGCGTATTCAAAATCTTTTGCTTGTTCTATTATTTCTGCTTTCATAATAAATTATTTTTTATCTTTAAATTCGTTCCACCTTCTGGCTATTTCTTCTCCAAGTTTTGAAGCATCATCAAAAGTTTCTATAAAATCAACAAACAAATCATTGCTAAATAATTTTATCCTTGCTATTGGAATATTAATTCCGTCATCTGATTCTAAACACAAATCTATCCTTCCCCTATTTTTTTGATGGGACGCAATTCATCCTTACTTTTTTTGTATCAAAACTGCCTTCTAAATAATCTATTTTTGGAGTAATTATCATGGTTATTCTTGTTTAGTATTCAACAAATTTTTAATTTCTTCTATCGTCTCTACTACATTTATCATCTCGCCATTATTCATCGTTACAACACTCCCATTTCCATAACGGGTATAACTTGATACAAGTTTTATACTATCTACGTCTATTAACATAGAGCAAAGTTCCTTTGCCGAACATCTGTAATCATTAAAATAATAATGTAGTTCAATATACCTTTTCATACAATAATTATTTGTTGTCAAAAATATTTCCTTCTAATTCAATATCAGTTAATATCAATTCTTCGCCTAAAGAGAATATACTTAGCTTTTGTGTTATAATATATAATACGCAAAAACACCCTTTTTTACTATCAAATACTACTTCACCCAATAACCCTCTTAATCTTACCAAGTCGTGTTCGTAAATATCATATTCTTTGTACTGTATCGCTAATTGACATACTGTTTCTGGTATTACTTTGTTATAGAATGTATCCCCATTACCATCTCCAAATTTCCAGTACAGCCATTCTCCAGTATTTACGTCTTTCCCTCTAAATTTAATTGTTCTCATGTTATTTTACCAATTTGAATTCATAAATAAATACATAGGGATTTTCCCAAAGTAAATTAGGGTATATCTTATCAATTAAAAGGGAATAAGCTTCTTTTGCTGACCTATCTTTAATTTCCTTTGATAATCCCATTTTATCTAAATAGGTCAACATATATTCATGATGAAAGGCATAAGAACCATTGTTATCATTTATAGGCTCAAGGCTAAAACCCTCTTTTATAACATCTTCATCTGATATATCACGCAACTTTTGAATACTAATATCAGTAATTTGTATTTGGTGTGACATTAGGTCAGCTCTTACAAACATTTTGTTATTCCATCCTTTTGTTTGGTCAGCAGGGAAATTATAATAACATCCAAGTTCTTCGTATTCTTCTGGAATATAACGAACGTTTGCATCCTTGTAACTCTGAGCTATAGCGACAACTTCACCAATTCGGTATTTAGGGATGTTCCATCCAGTGAAATTGCCTTCCTTATCTCTCCACCCAAACGCTCTGTCTAATTTAGATGTTATATTACCGTCATTATCATACTCTTCTGGCTCAAAAACTGGGAATACAATTTCATAATTTTCATTTGGTCTGTCATACTTACAAATACGTCTTGTCATAGTCTTTTTGCCATTCAGGACTGCTTCAGTCAATCCAAATTTGTCATTGAACATTATCGTCTTCATATTCTTTTATTTTTAAATTTTGTACAATACGGTCTAATTCCTACAGAACGATATATATTTAAGACACTGCAAAACACCATGAAGTCTTTTGCTTCTCCTGCATTCATACAGTTTCTACAGTCGCACGATTTAGGGATTTCTTTCTTTTTCATTTAGTTCCCTGATTTTCTCACAATGTATTTTGTAGGCATAAGCGAACATTTTTAAAGTTATTTCATCAAAGTAAAAATCTCCTTGAAATCCCCCTTTGGTGACAACGCTAACTTCTAATCCATTATCTACAAAGTTGAGATGTATACTACTGTTATCTGTCCCTCTCATTGAGAGGATTTGAGTTTGGTCATATTCCATAATTCATATCTCTTTTATAGTTAAATATGCTTCTTTTACTTTATCATGATGTGCATTTAGATATTCGTTTAAACTTACTTTTTCTCCAAATAGCTCAAGGAATTTTTTTTCATCACGGAACCAATTATCTTTTATTATCTCATAAGGCTCAAATAAAAGTACATATGGTAAATCGCGTTTAAAGAATATCGCCATAGCAGCATAAGCATCAAGCTTATTGTATGCTTCTATTTGATATTTATTAGACATTATCCCGAAAGTAATTTTCATTCTATTAATATTTCTCAAAATTTATAGTTACATATCCCAATTTATGTTCGTTAATCCAGTCTTCAGTTTGTTTATAAGAGAATTTTATTACAGCATCAAATCCTTTTGCCTCTAAAAATTGTGTAACAGATATTGCAGACTTAATCAATTCTTCAGGATTGCCGGATTCCCCAGCAACGATAATTTTTAATTCTGCTTTTTTTAATTCCACCTAAAAAATTCTTCATAGTCATTTTCTATAAGCTACAGCCATATTCCTATCTATAAAAAAATGTATCCCATTTGAACATTCATTCCATCGGCATTTATCAAAGTCTTTTACTTCAACTGTTTCACCCACTTTGTATATAAAGTCTTTATTATAATCGGAACATATTTCGGTTATACCTGCTCTACTCCCGTCTAAATTTTGTATTTCCAATACCTCCGCTTTTGAGCATCTACATTTTAGAGACGTTGAGGAACTTCTATCTGCGTCTTCACATATTTTTAGTTTTACAATATATCTCCCGCATTTTTTTCCACCCTATAAAACTTCCTTCTATTGGGCACTGATATGCCAAGAAAGATGTATATTCTGAATAATCAGCGCCTTCCAAATCAGCGCCTCTCAAATAAGCGCCTCTCAAATAAGCGCCTTCCAAATTAGCTTCTACTAATGTATCTTTAATTGTGTTATTCTCTTTCTCGAAAGAAAATAGCACATTACCAAAAACTGATTTTATATCTATTTTAATTTTCATAAGTTATTATTTTAATTGGTTAATTAAATTCATTAATCCTCTACCGTCTTTAATAGTCTTTCCAGTTGCCCATCCTGAATAAGGGAAATATTTTATACTGTGTCCCTTGTACTCGAACTCTATCATTTTATCAGTGCAATTAAGGATTGTTAGCCCTAATCTCTGTATTTCATTTATTGCTGTTCGCATTCTGATAGGTTCTAATTTATTTTGTCTTTCTATGTCTAATCGCGCCATTTCAGAATAATTTTTGCTGTGTTAATACTCCGTTTTTTGTTCGAACAATTCCTAAGCATTCGTTTTCAAATCTTTCATTCGCGGACGCAAAATATTCTTTATCTATTTCGCATCCGTAAAAGTCAAAACCTAACTTATAGGCTGCAATACGACTGCTCCCAGAGCCTAAGTGGCTGTCAAATATTTTGTCTCCTTCTTTTGCGAATGTTTTTAATAAATAGGCATATAAATCAACTGGCTTTTGAGTTGGATGTATTCGTATTTCTTTATTTTTCATATTTTCCTGAAGCATTCCATGCCATCTATATTTAAATTTTCTTACTGCATTTGGGAAAGAAGTAAAAGCTAATTCACAATCCGCAAAATCGTTTGCTCCATTATCTTTATCCCATACAATCCAGCATGGAGAATCCTTATTAATTCGTGTAATAAAATGATTTGCACCCCAAATAATCTGGTTTTTAGAAACTCTAAACAATTCTTTGAAGTATTGTGGGCTCATTGGCTCATTATCCCAGTGTTTTGGGGTATATTGTTTTGCTTTAGCTAATTTACTTCTACTATGATTACTTTTCCCATCTTCCCCAATTCCATATTGAGGGTCTACTATTGCAAGATTGAAAAACTTGTCAGGAATATTTTTCATATACTCCATGCAATCAATATTGTATACTTCACTTATTGCCATATCTCTCAAATAAATTATCTATTTCTGCATTTACTTTATCAGCAAATTCTCCAAAGGACTCGGAAAATTCATCATCATTTAAATCATCGACAATTTTAACTACTCTTTCAGCGTAAAAACGAGCTTTTGATAGGTCTTTCATTAATACCAAATTAGAAGATGAATCTACTTGTTGTATTATGTTCGTAAGTTCAATTGCAGCCTGAGAAAGCAAATCAGCGAAAAGAGGTATTTTTTTACAAACATACACCGCTTTTTCTTTCTGTTCCTTAGTCATGTTCCCGAACAAATCCTTAACCGGTATCAATTCATATTTATTCAAGTTATCAAGTTGCGTTTTTATTTGAGTTACTTTTACATAGTCTCTTTTTTGTAACGCTTTATTCATCTTTTCAAGTAAAATATCTTTCTCGCTTTTCATCTCATCTGGTTTTTAGTGTGTAATAATCAGTTAATAATTTCCTGCAAGCATTGTACACAATTACAGCTTCTTTTGTAGTATTGTTAGCCATTATCAGCTTTTGTATTTCGTTTTTATTTTCGTTTTCTACAGCTATTGTAGCTTCTGAAACATATCTTAAATAAGTCTCTGCCCGCACTTTGTTTTTGCTTATCAGATACTTAACCACTGGCAAACATGGTAACCCAATAGGCAATCTTTTTGTTTGTTTGAATTCATTGGAAGCATTCCTTTCAAAATCCGACAACTGTTCAATTGAAAAATCTTTAGAATGGACTTCCAATTGTTTTACATTCCCGTATTTTTCGATTATCGCCTGAGAGCGATTTACGTGCGATTTAAAGGCTTTTAAAAATTGGATGATAGTTTGTACCGACATACGATAGAAAACCCCAAATTCGCCAGATAAACCATAAATTATCGCTATGTCGCACTCCTTTATGGTTAGCGCTTTGCATTCCGCCTCTAAAAATGTTGCGACATCTTTTGTTGTGACCTCGATTAATTCGTCAGTCGTTTCTTGATTTACCCTTAAAAAAGCCTTTTTTACTATGTCCATAGAAAACAAAAACAGTTCGTTTTTATTTAATTCGCTTATTTTCGGGTAATTTTGAGCTTCTTTTATTTGCTGTATGTCCATATCGCAATTATTTATTGTCTTTTTTGTTATACATCATTCCGAATAAAGAATCATCTTTTCCCTCTTGTATATCCTGCATAATCTTAAACGCGACTCTTTGCGTTTGCTCTTCCATTGTCTCCTTTTTTGCAAATCCGCGCGCCCCCCCTGCTAAATTTTTCGGATAAAAAACGCGGTTCGTTTGAATTTTAAGAGCTTTTGCCAATGTTGTTTTCCAGTTTATTTTTTTTGTTTTCGATTTCTTTTTGTTTTCCCAACCTTCAGTAGTACCCCAAAAGTTTTCAATAGCGCATTCAATTGTTTTTATTATGTTCAATTCTGGAGGGTTGAATTCTTTTTGTTTTTCCATCCATTCTGCATCACATAGTATTTTGTCTACTTCTTCATGTAATTCTGACAAATAAACATTAAAATCTTTTCTCCAGTCTTTTTCTTCTTCTTTTTTAGAGATAAGAAATATATCGTTATTAGATGTAGAATTATATTTAGATATATTTTTTATCTCTTTTTTCTCTATAATGTTATTCTGTTTATTATCTGTAGAATTATCTGTAAGAATAATATTATTTTCTTTCTTATTATCATTATCCTTTATATTATCATTATCATTATCGGGTTTTTTTGGGTTTTTTAAAAACCCAGATTTTCCCACTGGTTTTTTTTGGGTTTCTAAAAAACCCACTGGGTTTTTTTGGGTTTCTGTTTTTTTAGGTCTCCCCCCTGATTTACCGTTTAATTTATTCCTTTCTACAATAGATAAATATTTTTCATAATCTCTATCAAATTGCGCTTTAAACGGCTTAAAAGCAACCCTTATCAGTGTATTATCAATTTCTGATAAATCAAATGTTATACCATCATGTTTTAAACGTTGATACTTAATAATTGTTTTAATCAGTTCCCCCGCTTCCTGATTATTTAAATCATCGAAAACGTCTAAAGAATCTAAATGTAGGATAAATGATTTTTTTTGCATGGTCGTGTCGAAAAATAAAAGAGGTTCATTTTAGCTGCTACCCTAAAACAAACCTCTTTACGGTAATATACCGTGAATATCTTCTTTGTTGGTAGCAGTCAACACTACAAATATACGATTATTTTTTTAATTTCTTTATTCTTTTAAGCCTTTTTCTTGCCAAATCATATTTAGTTACCTCTTTATCTATCTTTTTTAATTTTTCTAATTTCCGTATGTTGTTTTCATTGTTTGCCATAGAAAATCCAAATATTAATATTGATGTTGCCGGAAATAACCTATAAAATTTCTTGCAAAACTCTACGCCTATATATGGGACTATATATATACCTAAAAATAGAACAGCGAAATATAATAATATTAAAACGACTAAATAAATAATTATTTTTGTTAGTATCATAATTTTAAAATTTTAAGTGATTTACCCTTTGACTCTTTTTTTACTGATTCATATATCAACGGAAATTCAGTTTTTAGCTTCTCAGTGTCTATTGTGCTACGTGTATAGTCCTTAATTGTAGCCACTCTTACGCCTTCGCATACTAATTCGTTGCAATTGTTGAAAAGTAACGCTATTTTGTTTTCTAAATCTTCTTTCTCCTTCTCCAGTATTTTTATTTTATTTTTTATCTCGTTATAGCTATTGACTAATTCCATGTATTCAGGAGAAATGTTCAAAGATATTGTTTCAGAGGTATTTGTAATATTAAAAATATCCTCTTTGTTAATTGGAGCCGGTGGAACCCCTTTAAGTATGTGATTTTCTGTGAATTCTTTAGCCCCATTTAAAAGATACTCGAATAAATCTTTGTCAAAATCGAACATCCTCCATTTCAGTTGCTTTTGTCCATCATATACTACTAACATTCCCGCGTCATATTCTCCTACCCCCATGTTCCAAACTAATTGCATATACCACGAATTAGGAAAAGTTTCGGGGTCGTTTAAATCTACAATACGTAATGTGTCCTTTATTTCGACGACAATACGGTTTTTTCTTCGGAATTTAAATAATTCTCTGTCAGGTGAGGCAATTATATAGGGCGGGTAATTATCGTTGCTTAAAACGAAGTATTTCGCGCTTTCTTTTATCACCCTCTCTGTAGACTCTGTCTCAAAAAGAGTAGCTATAGCATTTTCCATTGCTTGCCCCCTTTGGGTATTATAATTAATTTCATTTTCCATTGCTTGCCCCCTTTGGTAGTCGTTATACCAATCTAAAGGCGTTTTGTATTCATCATGACCAGTTATTACCGCTATATCATGTCCTCCAATAAAATAATTGCTTTTCCGGTAATTGTACCAATCTTCGTAATTCCTAAATACTTTTCTATCTATCATATTGCCAAAATTTTACGTTTGAATAATAATATACATTTCCGTCTACTCCGAAAACAAATGGTATGCTTTCTGGATGGAACACCCCTATTTTAACATCTCCACTTTCTAAAATAATTCTTATTCTTTCATGTGAAGGAGGAAAAAACCTCGAATTCGTCCATTTCATCGAAAAATTTAACCCTTTCCCTTTACTCATTTGTCCCGTCTAAATATTCTAAATCTGTTAAATTTTCGTTCGTTGGTGTCGAAAAATCATATTTAATTGCGTTTTCCATGCTTTCCGTTTTCGGCCCGTATAAATTTAAAAGGCTTTTTGCTACTGTTTTATTGGCCATCATCTCAAAATCTGTTACCCATAATCCCGTTTTATTCCTATAAGATTGCGAGTATTTTTGAGCGTGTGCCTTTATCTCCTCGACTGTCATATATTTAAAATATTCACCACCTGAAAGATATTTTATATAGGCAATATTCCCAATATAAGCCCGTTTTTTTCTTCCTATATAGCCGTCATAATCATATTTTTTCAATATTATTTCTCCTTTAAACGGGTCTACACCTTCAATATCACCCTCGCGAACCTCTGAGACATTTATGCGCTCTAATTTTTGCGTCCTATTAGCTAATTCAATGAATCCACGATACATTATTTGTGCTTGTGCGTTGTCCTTGTAGGGGACGATACACGATTGCCCAAGAGCGGGAACCAATGACAACCCAGTAGTTGCAATAGCTAATCCGCATAAAATTATGCTGGTCGGGTTACAGAATTTCAACTTAGAATTGTACGAAGCTTGCAAAATGTTTTCTACGAACGCCCGCCCCTTTGATTCTCCTAAAATTTGGCAAAAACGCTCTAAATTATTCGAATTAAGGGCTAATTTCTTTATGTCTTTGTAGTAGTTCACTGTCTGTACAGTCGCTACGTTGTTTTTTATTTGTTTATTTATGTCCATGATTATTCAATTAAATATGACTATACTATCATTTAAAAATACCTCTACAGTATCAGCGTAATTATTAATTTCTTTTGTTTTTTGCTCTTCTAGTATTTGCGTATCCAGCATTCCGCCAATCAAGATTAGCAGAAATAATATAAGCCCGCAAATAGCGTTTAATTTGTCTTTTTTAGTTGTCATAGTAATATCCTTTTGAATAAATATTGTAATTGTCTTTTTCTGATAAAAAATCATTTATCATTTTCAACGCTATTTTTTTAGCCTCTTCATTATCACCCATATATTTTACCGTAAATTCCCACGTTTTTAGCCAGCAGTTAATGTCGATAGCCTTGTTATTCTCTATTTGTATTTCCGCATAGAAATCACATATTTTGTCTAAAATAATTATCTCATCTTTCAAAATAACATTTTCGTCTTCACCTACTTCAAAATTGAAGTAATTAAAAATAAAATAAGAAGCTATTTGTTTATAAAATAATTCTACGTTTATTAGTCCTATCATTTTATTGTCTTATTTAGTGTTTTATGCCCTATTATTTCGTTTTTCATCTCATCTACTCTTTTATCGTAGTCTCTTTCCCCTGAATTAGCAGAAACGTATTTAATTATTTTGTCCTCCTTTTTTATTAGTAATGTTAAGTATGGATATATATACATATTATTTGTCACTCTTTTAATAGTATTATTTATTTCAAAAATGAAAGAATACATGTCATTTTCTGAAGCATTTGGCAACATTTCTAATATTTCCTTTGCATCTTTGAGAATATCTTTTTTTTTCATATTATATCAAATTTAAATATTACGTCTTGACCCGCATATGAATAATCCTTTATCTCGAAAGGGAACATTTCCCCTTTTATTCCTTCAGCCGTGAAACATGTATAGGTATGTCCATCTTTTTCGTAAAAATCGTTAAAATAGCATTTTTTTGACAATAAAAACGGATGATAAGTACCCATGTTCAATTCATATTCACAAAAAACGAATTTAAGCAACTCTTTTTCGGAAATTTTATCCATTCTAATTTTGCGCCCCTTCATACATTCTACCTTTTTAGGGTTAATGTGCGCTAGTCTTATGTCTGTCAAGTCCGCATAATAGCCGGAATCTTCTTCGTTCTTTTGTATTATGCTTGTTTTTACAAAAACAAATTTATCTTCATTCTTCCCGACATCTATTATTTTGTATTTGCCGGTAGCTTTATTTTTGCATGCTATGACTCTGTTAACAGTACCTTTAATTAAATCAACATCATTTAAAGTACTGATTATTTTATATATTTCGTCCTTATATCTAAACGACCCGTGTAAATCGTTTAGTTCTTTTAATCTTATTTTCTGTAACATAATTATCCTTTTTTATCCAACAATACTTATTTTATCACCATGGGTGTACGCTATTCCATTTATGTAATAATATGGTTCGTACATACTTACCCCGAATTCGTGTAGCCCTTTAAATATGATATCTTTATTTGTCGCTTTAGAAATTGCGTTTTTTTCTCTCCATTCACATAAGCGCCGATTATCTATCCTTTTTAACCATTTCAATTCCTTTTCCGCGTCTTCCCCGTTTAATTTTATATCATAGTTACATAACTCTTTTGAAACGTCTATTTTTAATGTTTCACTTTCCCTAATCAAATAATTTATTTGTCTATAGGTTATCTCGCCTTTTGATATAATAGTATTTAATATATTATTTAGTGCTTCCATATTCTTTTATTTATTATAGTATTTAAACATTCCAGTATATTATATATATACCTCCTTTTGTCCCTTCGTGGATGTATTCTAACCGACATTTCTTACCATTCCAGTAAATACCGCTATTATCCGGTGTTATCCAATATGTTTTGCCGTGTACTTTATACTCAAAACATTCTTCGCTCCTATATGTACCTTTTATCTCTTTCATTTTTCACTAATTTATTTTCAAATGATAATTATTTTTACTTTTATTTAGAAGTTCCAATAAATTAAATATTCTCCGCCCCTTGGTCCTATGTGTGTGTGCTCAAGTCTATTTCTTTTCTTATTCCAATACAATTCACCCTGTACCCAATACTTTTTACCGTTTACTTCGTATTCAAAGTAATTATTGTCCCTATAAGTGCCTTTTATTGTCTTCATAGCTGTATTTTTTTATTGTTTGAATATGTGTCCATTTACGTTGAAATAATCGTACATTAAGTCTCTTTCGTATAAATCGAAATCGATATAATATTTCAGACTATTTGTGCATTCGGGGTATTCTACATCAAACATTTTTTCGACAAATTCCCGCGCATCATCATAATAACCTACATACGCATCTATTGCCTTATTTATTAACGATTTAATGTCCGCTCCTAATAATTTATAATGATAATTATCAACCCAATAGAAAAAAGCTTCTTTGAAATTTTCGTCGTCTTCTCTCGTGCAAAAGTAGAAGTAGTTACATAGGTCTATTGTTTCATCTGGCAATCTGTCACTCAATTGTAATTCTTGTGGAATATCTTCAAATTCTACTATTTTATAGTAATCCGAACCGGATTCCTTTAATAATTCGTTCATTTCGTGTTCAAAATCTGAAGAATAAAAGTAGGATACTACGTCAAACCATTCACTTTTTACTACTTCGTTCGTCTCGTTTTTGCGGAATTCTACGCGTATTCTCGCGTCTTCAATGTCTATTCTTTCCATATTGATAATGTTTTTAGTGTTTAATATTCGTTTCTTTTATTTCCTTTTCTGTATTACAAATGTACAAAACTTTTTGAAATTACACAACATTTTTCTCAGAAAAATGTATTATATCTCATATGTTTTAACTATATATTAACATATCGAATACTATGTTTACATATTGAGCTGTCATTATAGAGAGTCGCCTTTTTACTCCTTGGCTTTCCTTAGTACCATTACAGGGTAACCCGCCTATTTGGGTTATATATTACCCCCCTTTATTGGTAACAT